TTCATTCTCTTTGGTATAGTTTGCTAATGCTGATACATCAAAAGCCATTGTTATTAAATTTTAAGTTTTTAAAAATTTATTTTGCGTAATTAGAAAGAAAACGAGAAATTTTATCGTTTTTAGATTCGAAATGCTTTGTGAATTGTTTAGGTTGTGTAGGGGCAACAGAAGGAGTTTTTGTTAATTCGATAACTACATCTGTAAGTTCAGAAATAGCTTTTGAAAATTTGTCGCTCATTTCTTTGATGTTTTCATTCATTTTAACTTCAGCTTCTTTCTTGTAACCTTTTAAAGCCTCAAGTTGTGCTTCCATTTCAGCAACCTTCTTCTTCATTAATTCAACTTCAGATTCGGGTGCTTCGATTTCTACTTCAACTTCTGGAACTTTGATCTCAAGGATTGTTCCTGTTTCATCTAAAACGATAACAGAACCATCAGCAAGAGTATGCTCTCCGGCAGGAGCAGGAACTTCGTTTCCGGCTTCATCTAAAAGAGTAACCTTACCGCCAACCTCAAGTTTATCAACCATAACTTTAACGCCACTCGCTAAAACATATTCAGCGAAATTGGCAACAGCGACTTCGGGAGCATCTACCGATGGCTCGATAGTAGCTTCAGCGAACATCGCTTTGATTTTTAATAATGCTTCTTGTGGAGACATAAAGAATTTACCCATAAATAGTAAACACTTATGTATGTGACCAAATAGAAAAAGGGGAGTGTGGAAACACCCCCCTTCAAACAAAACTATGAAAACCGAGCAAATCTACTAAAAAAGTTAGCATTAAAAAAATTAAAAAAAACTTGGAAAAAAATTTTGTTTTTCAAATTAAGGTTGTATATTTGTTCTGTAATCAAAACGACAAACTATGATACTTCCTTTCGTTCTCTTGATCGCCTTCGGTTTCACTCTGTTTTTCCACTTTGAAAATAGAGCCTATTTTGCCAAAAGATATTACAAACACTAAAATTTAAAAACTATGGAAAACCTAAAAAACGAAAAGTACATTAATCTGGGTTTTATTGGTCACAACGCCAATGCCCTTCAAGAATTGTTTCCGGAATATTCCAGAAAGCCAAATGAGTATGGATATTTCTTAAATTTTGAGAATTATTCAGAACTTGCTTGTAATCAAGGAGTTGAGTGCCATACCAACTGTTTTGAAAATGAGGAACAATTTTTTGAGAAATTATACTCTAAATTATTATGGTTTTATCTTGAAAATAATTTGTAAATATCAAAATAAACCCTATCTTTACTCTGTAATTAAAAACAAACACTATGAAACACTTGATTGAAAAATGCGAAAACCTTGGTTTCGCTCTCGTTATTAACGAGGAACTTTTGACTGCTTGTTGCACTAAACTCAACTCAAAAGCCAAGTTTCCAAAACCAGAATTTCATTACCGCTTCCGTTCTAAAGAAAGAATTGAAGAGTATGTAAATGAGTTCATCAATCGGAAATTAGAAATCAAACAATTCAAAGAAAAGAAAAAAGAAGCCATCAGAAAAGCCAAAGAAGAGATGAACCACTCTTTTAAGATTGGACAAATCCTTTACGATTCTTGGGGTTATGAACAAACTAACATTGACTTCTACCAAGTTACTGCGGTGCTTCCAAAATCTATCGAAGTAAAAAGAATCGCAAGTAAATATGCCAAGAATCAACCAAGCGGTTACAGTTCAATGAGTGCTTTTGTGGTTCCGGTTCCAGATGCCTTTATAAAACCTGCGGAGCGGAAACCAATTCAAGTTCTTGTGAACCAAAATGGAGAAGTTAGTCAATACTACATCAAATCAAAACATGGTTGGATTAGCGAATATAACGCCGGAGAAAAAGGAGTTTATGAAAGTTGGTACGCCTAAAACTTGGGGGGGAAAAAGAGCAAATTCCGGAAGGAAAAAGAAAGATCCCTCTTCTTATATTTCCTTTCGGATTCCTATACAAGAAAAAGAAAAAATCTATTTAAAGTATGGGAAATCCATTCACGAATTATTCAAAGAATGGATCAAAAATATTTTGTCCGATTAAATAAATTTATTAAATTACATATATGGATTACGAATTAGTAATAGACACTCACTTTCCGGCTCCAGACAAAAAAGAGCAGCAACTCAAAGAATTAATCAATGGCAGAAAACCTGTCAATGATTACGAGAAAAAACTTCTCAAGGAATTACAAGAGATGAAAGAAAAAGGCTTCATCCCTTATATTCCAAGCAATTAACTTTCTTTTGCTTTTGCTAAAAATTTATTGTAGGCTTTTCTATCGTAAATAGTTGATTTTCCTTTAGTATGAGAGAAGATTAGCTTCGGTTTTTTCCCATTGTTATCGTATAGGTGCAATTCATCAAATACATTATTTTTGGCGAACTTTGGAAGCAATACCGAGATTTCTCGGTGCATATCTCTGATGTATTTTTCCGGTACATATCTACCGGTTTTCCTTGCTCTTTCTTCTGCTCTTTTTACTGAAACTTCTGTATCGGTTGTCACATAATGAGCCACAACTCTTTTCCCGGCTTCTCTTTGTTGTTTAACTTTATCTACGACACTTTGATAAGTTCCATCGCCTACCGCATCCACCACTATATCCCATTTGTTTTTAGCGGCAGTTTTTACGATGTCTTTTGAAACTTTTGAACTTTCTTCGTGTATGCGAGAAGCAGCAGAAAATTCCCTTCTATTAAGCATTTCCCTGTATTCTGGAAATCCATCTTTAATGCCATCTGGATCTACCTTTAAAATACCTTTTGGAAACTCTACAAGACCGCCTTTCTCAATAGAACTCTTACCGGTTGCAGGTGCCCCACCCATAAAATAACTCGTTCCTGTATCTTGATAATCTTTACTTCTTGATCCACCGATATAATCTCCGGCAAGTTTATTATGAAAATCTAATCTCTCTTCAGTAATTCTGCCAGATTTATCGGAATAAAATTTATCTGTTCCGGCATTCCAATCATTATCTTGTAATATTTTATTTACTGTTTCTTTAGCGGCAGATTCGTATTTGTCATTTTTTCTTGACCACCCCGGTCTTTTTACTTCAACATCAACTTTTGTATCTACCGGGTTTTCATTTTTTTTTACTTCTGGTATCTTACCTTCATCTTCTTTTCCACCACCGCCACCACCGCCTTTTGGTGCAAATCTTCCGCTTTCATCCCTTTCGACATCTTCTTCTTCCCAAAACATATCTACTTGCTCAAGAATATTAATAATGTCTTGCATCATCTTTTCTTCTTTAGTAGGCTCTGGAAGATTGGTTTTATAATTAAATATCCCCTCAACCGAAAATCCTTGTACTTTGCCATCCTTAATCATCTGCCATACTTCATCATTCTCAACCTTAAAAGAACCAAACCAAGATCCATCCTTTACATCTTCAAAACCTTTCATCGGTTTAATTCCTCTGTTCTCATCCACTATCCAACTTTCAAACATTGTAATCCCATCCATCACTTGACCAGAATCGTGCATCAAATTCACATTGTTTTGATACCCTTTCTTGAAATATTTTTGAGCAATCTTTTTAATAGTATCTTTAGTAAATACAACATAATATTCCCCATTTGCATCGTTTCGGTAAATAGGAGTATCGGCTAACATCAAAGCACCGCTTATGATTCTTTCTTCTTCATCTTGAATGGCAAACTTCTGTCTTTCTATTGACTTTATTTTAGCTTCTGCCCAACTTAAAGCACTCGCTCCACCCCACGCATCGTACATTAATTGCCCACACCCATCTCCGTAACCCTTTGAACTTTGAGCGTTCTCTTTATGTCTGGAAAGAAAAGAGTACATTCTTTTTATTGTCTCAAAAGATATCGGTTCGCCTTTTGCTAATTGATTCGCTCTTTGCTTACCAACAGGAGTACCACAAGAACCCCATCCGTTTTCTTCTGCCCATTTTAAAGCTGCCTTTGCATTATTACTTACGGATTCGGGATAATCGGAATATGAATCTTGGAAAGCTAAAAATGATTTTTCAATCGCAGGTCTATCTACTAAAGCCACAAAATCAACTTCTACATTAGATTCTAAATCTTCAACTATATCTAATCGGTAAATTGGTAATTCTTTTTCCATAACTATAAATAGATTTTAACCTAATCTTGCAGCCCTGTTAATTCTTCTAATTCTTTCTTGTGAGTTAGTTACATCACTTTCAAGGACATACGCTCTATTTGTCGCTGATCCTAATTGTTGAATGGCTTGAGCATTTAACAAAGTTGAAGTTACTTGTGGAGTAGGTGTAGGAGTAATCGGTGCAGCTACTTGAACATTTGGTGTTGCAGCAGAAGCACCACCACCACCCGGAACTTGTACCGAAGTAATTGCTTTTACTGTTCTTAATCCTGTTGCTATAATTGCACCGACATTGGCTACCTTGGCAATAACATCAAAGGGAGAAGGTAAAGTTGATTTTTGTTTTATTGCTTCTGAAGCACCTTGATAAGTATTAATTAAAGCAGTTGCAATTCCTAAAGCCTTTCCTGCAACTGTATCTCTTCCTACAATAGTCGTTAAATTTTGCACCGCAGCACCCACTTCCATAAGTTGCTGCTTTTTATATTGACTTTCTGCTTCTGCTATTTGCTTTTTAGCTTCTGCCGCTTTCGCTTCAGCATCTACCTCTGCAAGTAAATTATTAGTTATAGCATCTAATTCATCGAATGAATTTTTAATCTTTAAATCGGCTGCTTCTTGTTCTGCTTGTACTTCTGCAAATAATTTATTTGTTAAAGCATCTACCTCTGCCGCACTTCTTTGATCTGCTAATAATTTTCTGTCATTATCGTATTTCTGTCGTAATATTTTTAAAGCCTCTTCTTTTGCCTCTTCAGTAGCTACACTTCTTTCTATTTCTGCTTTATCTCTTTCGTATTGTGTAGCGACACGAATCTCTTCTCGCATCTTTTCATCTTCAATTTCAGATAAAAAGATTTCATCACTAATTTGTTGTGTTCTTTTAAATAAATCAGCATCGGCTTGTTCTATTTCTTTATTTCTTTCTTTTCTATCTTCAACAACTTTTTTATTTTCTTCTTGTCTTTTCTTGGTTTCTTCTTCTTGATTTTTTTTGATTCGATTGGCTTCTTGGATATCTAAAACTTCTTTATCAGTTTTTAGTTTCCTAAATTGAGCCATTTCTTCTTCGTTAAGTTTGCCTTGTGTTTTTAACTTATTGCGAAGAACATTTAATTCGTTTTCGTTTCTCTGTAATCTTAATTTATAGATTTCATCTTCTTTTCCACCTAATGCAGTAAGAACAGAAATTTGATTGTCAATATCTTGATTAAGTAATTTAGTAGATGCAGCTAATTTATTTTGAGCCTTCTCTGCTTCTGAAGTTCGGTTTGTCCAATCGATAATCTTATCTACTAATACACCGATTCCAATTACCAAAGCACCTATTCCAGTAGCAAGAATCGCACCTCGTAAGGCTCTAAATGCAAGTGATGTTCCAGTAACGGCAACTCCGAATGCCTTTTGAATAGCACCGGCAGCGATTGTCGCAATATTATATGCCTTTTGAAATACAGTTGTAGCCTGTATAACTGCACCCAATTGTTTAAAGGAATCTATACTTTCCCCCAAAGTTTGCAAACCTTGAGAAATAGCCATAGCACTTTGAACCTTTAAAAGTGTTTTTTCTACTTTATCACTCTCAACCCCTACCAATCCCAAAGCACCCTGTACCGCAGCAAATCCACCGGCAACACCACTTAAAGTTGCGGTAAAGGCTCGAAATTTAGCATCTGGATTAAAGGCATCAGTTAAGGCTCTCGCATCTCCTATACGATCTCTTAAATCTGCGGCTCTTTTTGCCGCTTCAACTGCTTCTTTAGAAGTTGCTCCAAATTTTTCAGATAAGCGAGTAACATCGGCTTGTGCTTCTCTTAATTGTGCTTTTAAAGAACCTACCGATTTTGTTGCTTCGCCACTATCGACTTGTATTTTTAAACCTACTATTTCGTTTGCCATTATGTATAACTTAATTCAATTACTCTTAAAAATTCACATTTAGTGCTTTCGGGGTTCGTAGGGTTGTAGTCAATAACTCGGTTTAATCTCCACAAAGCACCATCAATATAGATTAGCTTTGAGAAATCTAAACCATAGATATCAGTTATCTTTAAATAGACATTACAAATTAAAAGTTTGCTATCCTTATCGGTAATCTCTGCGACATAATCACTCCAGAAGCCATTAAATAAATTAGCAGAAGGATATGAAACCGGTAATGTAAAATAAAGTTCTTCTGGCACACCGAAGTTAATATCTGCGGTTGGTGCATCTGGATCATCTAAATGCCCACCATAACCATAATATGTTAAATTAGTAATCAAATTACCAGAATCGCCTTTCATATCCCAAGAACTAACTCCTGTAATCTTACGAACTTGCATTATTCGTATATTATGGTCTGTTGGATCTTCTGAAGGCGTGGCAGCACTTGTATTAGAAAGTTTAAAGATAGTGGGATAAATCTTATCATCTCCGGCATATCCAACGAGTACAGTTGAAGAAAATATAACCTCGGAAGTTTGTTTATCATTCGCAAACTGATACCCTGTATCTTCTATATGATCTCCGTATCCTTTAGCGTAATGTTTAGCATAATCTTCATTATAGAAATCAGAATCACTTTTGTATTTAAATTCAAAGAATCTTCCGTTGAGTTCTGACATCGGTTTTAATTTGAAAGGTTTGCTGCGGTCAATTTTAGCAGTCCAATCTAAATGCGAAGCCGAATAATCATCTAATAATAATAAACCTATATCATCTATTAACAATTCTTCTTCCAAGTCATTAACTTGTAAAAAATGAGCGGTTGTTGTATAGTAATCAATGAATGGAATAATCTTTAAATGCTTTTCCTTCGTTGAATCCTCAACGATATAAAGGTTAAACATTTTCATTATAGATGAAACAAAATCTCTCTGGTAGAATCCCCTTGGTATTCCACTATTCATAAAAATTAAACTACCATAAGCCAAAGGAGATGATACCGCTACATTAGTAGTTGATGTCAAATTACTACCGCTATAAATATAACAAGTAGAACCACCAGATAAATTAAATAACTCAAATTGAACAGAGAAATAATCGTTCGTTGCTAATGTTATCGCATAAGTTATTGTTCTTTGAAAATCTATTCTTCCAGAAGGATCTCCGGCTATTACAGTTTGTGTATTAACTATACTTCCGTTTTTGAAAAAGTTTACTCTCAAAGAACCTGTTCCACCTTGTGGTATTTCTAAACTTCCATCAATAAATAAAGTCAAGGTTGGGGAAATAGAACTTCCTGTCCAATATAACAATTCAGTACCACCCATTCCAAATTCATAACCGATTATTACATCTGGATTAGGGTAAGAAGCATCGGCAGTAGTAGATATAACGCTATTTATTGTTATTGGTTCTATATCTCCATCAAATTGCAGTTTTGTATAATTACTTAATTGCTTTTGATTATTAGGTATTACTAATCTTTTAAATAAGTTAGTATCAAAGAAAGGTGCTTCGTATGTATAGCCTGTTCCTGTTATGATTTTATCTAAATACTCACGAACAAAAAGAGCAGGTCGGAATGCTTTATAACTCCAATGCTTTTTATTTGTGTGAACTTGTCCGTAATCAATTAAAGGATAATAATATCCGATTCCCGATGCGGTAGTTCCAGAGGCTTGTTCCCAAGAAGCTAAAATATTTTGATATGTCCAATTATGATCATACGCACTAAAATCTAAATCTTCAAGTTTATCATTATTAAGAGCAGTAACAAAACCACCTAATTCTCCAAATACAACACATTCATATTCTATTGAACCTCTATCTATGGTTATTTCTAAAAGGCGAATAATACCTTTAAATACTTGTATCTTATCTACATAGATAACACAATTCGCAGCTTTGGATGCGTTGAAGTTGTAACCCACATTATCGGCGGTTGAATCATAGAAGTTACTTGATGAAAACTCGAATATGTGACCGAACAATTTGTTGTTAATTGCATTTCCGGGTAGAATTATGGTTTTAGAAAAGTTAGTATTACGAGCAGCAAAATCTTGTATATCATCAATAGCATAAGTAAACTCTGATGATAAATCTTTGCTTAAATCTAACCTGTTATCTTCTATGTAGATTTCAGTTATCATCTAAATTGTGAGTTTATTGGATTTCCTATTTCAATATCAAGTTCTAAATTATAGTTCTTATCTGAATAACGCTTTTTCTCTGTCCAAGTATTAGTTGTAATTTGAACAGGGATAAAATTGCTTCCTCTTTCTAAATATACTTCCGGAGAGGCAATGAGTTCTTTCATAGCCAAATAATCAATATAACTTAACCAATCGGAGATTAACTTATAGCTTAACTTTTGGCGTGTTGCGAATTGATTACTACCACCATACAAAACACCATAAGTATTTGCTCGGTTCATATAGTTACTTGAATATTCCCATTCTATTCCTTCGAATGAACTCTTTTCTATGTTTCTCGTTTGTCGGTTTACTGCGGTAAAATCCATAGTATCATATCCACCAACTGCATTTAAGTAATGTAAAGTAATTACATCGTTTTGTGTACAAGTTAAATATACTCTTGCGGTACATCTTAAATTACCTGCAATCTTTACTTTTACATCGTAGTAAACTGTGTTTGTAGTAATAATCGAAGAAGCGATATAATCATTTATTGCTCTTGGAGAAATATCTAATAAAGCGAAATCTCTAAAATTTACATTCGCTCCTGTATAGTTTGTTGTTGTGCTTCCGTTCCATACAGACACATCAACAGAGTGATTTTTAGGAGTGTTCTCCGCATCCGATAAAAAGGAAAGGAATAAATACCCTGTTTGTAATCTTTCTTTATTAAATTTGATATTGGCATAATCCCTATTTGAAATAAAGTTTCCTTGGTATTGTGTTTCGTACTCTAATGGAGTAAGATACATCGGACTTGTCGGAGTATAAAGATAATCTTGAATATAGTTATAAGCGAACTTACTTGTAGTGGTTAAATCTAAATAAGTAATTCCATCATATTCCTCGCCAAACTTTAATTCGTAATCTACATAAATATCCGAACCTGTATAAGAGAAAACTGAAGGGGTTACGATATCTGGTTTAAAATAAGATGCCCAATAGTTACGAACTACCGGAGCAACATTAAAAATACCTTTTGAAGAAGTGGGTTGAGGAAAACTCTTTAACCTTGCCACTAAATTGCCACCTACATAAACATCGCAAACATATTTAAAGTTTGTTTGAGCGGTATTTGTAGAACTCAACACGAACCACAATGGAGCGTGTAAACTTGAATAAATATCTGGAGAACTATTGATTGTTATTGCCATCTTGTCGAATTAATATTTTAACATCTTGCCCTATCATTTTACTAATTGCAGTTGAAAAATCATTTCCAAAGTATTCTTGTACTGCATTATCAAAATACCCTGTTTTCTTTAATCCTTTTTTCTTAATATTTACCGCTACTGCATAAGCAATGCTTTTCTTTTTAGAAGCCTCGCTTACCATTTTAGATAGCGATTCCCTCTTTGCTTGTCGCTTCGTTATAGATACATCGTTTCTTCTTATTCCATTTCTATCAACCCAAGATGCAATGTTTTTAAGCATTGATCTACTTACACCAATATTCTTAAATGAATAAGGCGAGTTCGGAGTTCCACTTTTGAAACCTTTAACCCCTTTATTTACATAATCGTAATATTTTGCAGCCTTTGAGTTAGCCGGATAACCTACTGTAATAGAATATCCGTTTGCATCCTGTTGTAATTCTCCTGCTTCTATACCATCACTCAAAGCACCGGTATCATCTATGCCTAATGTATTAAGATTTTCCTTTACCTTTAAAATGAAATTAGAAGCCGCAGCAATTAATAATAATTCGACAGAAGGCAAACCAATAGCTTTAATTTGACCGCCTCTTCTGCCAACTCTACCAACGATTTGCCCTTGTGAACCAAGCACATCTAAATCGCCTGTCGCTAAATATTCATTCTGTATTTGACTAATACTTTTTGGCATACGCTTTCTTTAGTTGGTCTGCTTCGTATTCGCTTTTCGATTTAAGATAAGAGAGGTCATTAAGGAATTGGATTGTAGGTAACTCATAAGCCTCTTCAAGCGTGATTCTTTCGAATGCAGCAACCAGTTCGGTTTGGTATATCCATCCATAATACTGCATAAACTTTGATGAACCATCTCGGCTTGATATCGTGTCAGCTTGTTCTCCATCATCTCCCGAATCAAATAATCCTTCGAACTCTTTATCCAATTTCTGTAAACTTGATAAAAAAAAACCACGCTTCCGAGGACTTGTGTTATTGGTGCTTCTAAAATATCCTGTGAGTACTCTTCGTGCCGACTTGCATCGTACTTATCCACTTTCCAACCAAATAATGTTCTTTTCATCGGCATAACCATACAAGCCGCTATCCTGTGAAGGTTAGCGTTTACATCTTTTCCGAAGTGTTTAGTTTCTATGTAACGAGCAGCAGGAATCTTGCGTACATCGTAGATACACTTATAACGCTTTCCTTTGAGTTTTATGAACCTTTCGGGTTGTGGCTTGAGTTCTTCGTGGATAAAAGAAATAGCCTTTAAAAGAGGCTGTAAATCACTTACAGGCAAAGAATCGATTTCGTGTTCGGTTAAGCCGGTACAAATAGAAGCAGCACTTATTGCCAAATCTAAATCAGTAGCATCTTTACTTTTTAGGAAAAGGTCATTGAGTTGCTGCCATTGAAATACATTAAGGTCTTTCCAAGTCATACCCTTAAATAGAAAAAACCCTTTCAGTTGTCAAGGATTTCTTTACAAGTCAAAAAGTCAAGATTTTGACTTACTTTTTGCGGATATAAGTCACATTATAGCTTTATGTACATAAATCTGTACATCAGGCAAAGCTATATTTTCCCTGTCCTGTATTTCGGGTATAGTGTTGCCAAGCCAATCCTAACGCTATCACACAATCATCGTGAAAGCCTTGTGGTGCTGAATATCTTACCCCGGTAGCGGTGTATTGGTATTCAAAGATTTCGAGTTCTTCAGTAATGTGTCCTTGTGGGAAGGTTATCTTTCTTTGTTGGATAGCCGAAGCCAATCCTTCCATTAGTTGTTGCTTTGAGGTAGAACTAAACTTAAAACCCGATACATTTAAGCCATCCCTTTGTAAGTCCTCGAATATAGGATCTCCTGCCCCTGTTGAATCTATTAACATCGGGATTTTAGGTAAATTATTTATTACTTGCTTTGTTTGTCTCCAATCCTTTTGAAACCGCTCAAAATAACTAACGGAGCCATTTTTATCCAAACCAATGATTACTGTGAAATCCACCGACTTCGCCAAATCGATTCCAAACACAATAGGAGCCTCGTGGCTGACCTCAAATGTGCATTGCTTGATATAACTACTCCCGAAAGGATTAGAGGCATTTTCGGCAGGATTAGCCAAATATTCCTGTTCAAAGACAACTTCGGGAAGTTGAAGCCTTGCATCGTCTATTTCCGTTTTATCGATGTAGGGGTTATCGTAAGTGGTAAACTTGAAGGATTCCCAATCGGGTTCTCCAGATTTTAAGAATAAAGAGTAAAAGAAGTTCTTACCTTTTGGGGTTGAGATAAACAAGGCTCTTCCTTTGTAGTCGGTTAAGGTAGGTCGGATTGAGTTAAGCCATCCGTTTTCAAGGTCTGGAATAAAAGAGGCTTCATCTATTACCCCGAAATGAAACTTCCTACCTCGAAGGTTATCTAATCGTTCGCCTGTAAAGAAATAAACCGCTCCGCTATTTGGGAACTTAATTGAGAGTTCAGATTTATTAGCTTCAAATGGAACTGCTTTGGCTAATTGGTCAAAAAATACACGAGCCAGATTATAAGTAGGGGTAACATAGAAAACTTGTTTCCCTTGTAAAGCATTGACTATTATTTCTATTTGAGATAATTCCGACTTGCCAAACCTTCGCCCTGCCATAACCACTCTGAATCTTGCGTTTGAATCAAGAATCCTTTGTTGGTTAATATGAGGGTTAGGTAGTTCAATTTTCATAAAATGGTTTTCCCATTAACGAAAACAACCTCGATCTTTGAATCTTGGCTAACTTCTTGAATCTCCTTTGGTTTGCCGTAAACCCTCGTTAATAAGGTTTCCATTGAATAAAGAGATCCCTTCTTTAAAGATTGCAGCATAGCGGTAGCGATAGTCAATTCCAAAATAGTCGCTTTAGGATTCTCTAATACTTGTTTGAGTTCTTCGATATCCATTGATAATAAAGCCTGTATGGCATCGTTCACCTCGCTGATTTTATAGCCTTGTTCTTTTAATTGGCTTATGTATTTACGAGGTCTGCCATTGGGATTTGCTACTTCTCCCTTCTTAAATTGATGTTTTATAATGTCTTTCGCTGCCATTGTGCTATTAGTGTGCTATTTTTTAAAAGGTAACCCATTAAGGGTATTCGCTT